CAGTTCAATGTTTTTAAATGTTCATAGTTTTTAATAGTATGATATTTTTTAACGACATCATATCCATTTTCTCTGAAAGTATCTAATGAATACTCTTCACCAGAAATAGTTCCGATTCTACCTAATAAAACCAGTCTATTTTCTCCCGCATAATCTACTACAATTCTATTTGTAGGATAAATGATTTCATACATATAAGTTGAGTTAGTGTCAAAATCAGATTGTTGAAACTTATCTCTAAACATCTCACCGCCTTTAATCGATTGCTCTGAAGTGAATGAGCCTCTACTAGCAAATACCCACTTACCATTATAGTAAAATGCGATACCTAATGAACCATCCATCTTTTCATAGATATCGAATTCTTTAGTTGATGTATGTTGTGCTTCTTCAATGTTAAAGAATTTCCTAAATGGTCTAGCAACTATGTTACCATCATTATCAGTAACTAATCCCCTACATTGTAATGTGATACTATCCCACTTTTTCTCAAATTGTGTTTTCTGAGAATAATTCCAAATAGTTAATGGAAGTGTTGGGTGTGTTTGTTTGATTAACCAACCCGCTTCATAATATTCTTCTAATAGTATCATATGTGTTTTTATTATCTTAATTTAACTTCAAATCTAGCTCCCATTTTATCTAAGGATTCAATTGGTACATTGTGGATACTCTCACCATCGTGTCTGTTCTCAACAATTAATGAATAAACTTTATACCCATATTCTTTTGCCATATCATAATATGCTTTCATTTCCCATTCTTGTGTAAATGTATTTGAAACAACAATCTTATCAACATTAACTTGCTCACCATCTGTTTTCATCCATGCCATAGTTTGATTTTGGCAGTAATTATGTGCTAACTTTAATTTGGTTGCATCAAAATTATATACACCATCTTCCATAAAATATTGGTCAGCCTCTACGTTAATACCACCAACCGATTTGGCTAATGTACTTTTACCCGCTCCCGGCAAACCTCTTAGTAAATATAATTCTTTCATAATATTGATTTTAATGTATGGGTACTCTCTAACCCACTTACAAATGTAAATATACGAAAAAAGCCTGGCATAACCAAGCTTTTAATGTTAATAAATTGTTAAGGTTTTAGTTTGTTCTAAACGATTCCCATTCTTTACCTGATACATCCTTATTTGGAAAATAGAAATGATATACAGTTGTATCATTAATGAATATCATCTTTGTAAACCCAGTTGGAATTCTTGCTCCGGTTGGTAATAACCCCCACTCTTTATCAAAATGGATTAAGATATATACAATAACAATCGGATTTGTTTTTGCTAACTCACGTTCAAACTTTTCTAGCTCCTTCCAAGGACCTCTATTTAGCCCCTGATGTTGTAGAGCGCAGTTTAAGTAACTGAATGTTTTTTTTAATGTTTCCTTATCACAATTAAATGATGCGGCTGGTGCCATATGACCTTTATCCCATACATTACTTTTATAATCATTGTTATCAGAAGTCGATACCGAATCAACTCCATAAAAATCCATACCCTTACGGCTTGCATCTCCATTTGGACATTGAACGCTATACTCTACGAATAACGGTTGCTGATATTCCTCTGAATATACTATTTTGAATATACTATTATGTACGGACTTAACTTCTTGCCCATATGTGGTAAATGTAAACATTACATATACCAACACCACCATCAACCTACTCATTACTTAGCCCACTTTTGTCGTTGTACTATTTGTGCTATTACCCCATATACACTTAAATCTTCGTATGTATCTTGTACAGGCTCACCTACTTCATCAGGCTGACCCAATACTACTAATTGCTTTAATCTTTGAATTTTATCATTCATTCTGAACCACAGTCCAACTAATGATAATTTAACATCAGATTCAGTTGCTAATTGTGTACCTACTGATATATTATCAGGTCCGTAGTTTCTTTGCTTTTTACAGAAAGTTCCATACATCTCATCCAATATGTTTTTAAACTCTTCGGTTGTTTCCGGATACAATCTCTCACAATAATCAATTGCGTTTTCTTCGGTTTCAAGTACAGTTTCAACACGTCGTTCGCCTTTATGTACTACTTTTGATGTTGCTTCTTTTATATTATCCATTCATTTGTTTTTTTGGTGGTTTAACAGCCGGAGTCGTTGGGACTGGGTTGGTTGGAACTGGGATGAAGTACTTTTGTAATGCTGCTAGCCTATCATCGGCATCCACTAACATTAACAGTGCTTCTTCAGCGTTTTTATAGAAATCACCAGTTGAATGGTCACCTATCCCAACTGAACGGGTTTCTAATAACTCCAATGATAGGAGTGCTTTTGCTTTATCAGCCATTGCTGATGTTCTCAGCATATCTACTAATTTACTCATTTCTTTTTATTTTTTAATAATGCTTTCGCTTGTTTATCAGTTAACCCATATTTCATTAATATCCCCAATACATCTTCCTTTGGTAAAAGTTCCATATAATCGATTACCTCTCTCTGAGAAACACCGTACCAAGTAGATAGATACTTTAACATATCTTTGTTATACTTACCATCAGCCTTACCTTTGACATATTTGTCAAATGTTCTTTGCTTTGGTAAATAATCCGTATATACTTTGTATGTATCTCTAGCAGAGAGAAGTCCGATTGTATATTTTTGAAGAATATTAACAATGGGTAATAAGTCCATATTCATACTTAACCATCGATTGATAATAAAGGGGCTGAATGATTTCTTATCCATATCCGATAGAGATTTCCAAGATGTTTTCTTTTCCTTTATACCCGATAAGTGTTCGAATATTGATTTTGCTTTTACGCCTGTGCTTACTTTCTTCGCCATATTTATGGTAATAGTTCTTTTGGTAAAAATTGTTCTGATACATTACCACAATCTGCACATCTTTGTACTGGGATTGGTAACATTGATTTCTTACCATTCGGTGATTGTACCGATGGTACTACTTTGTACATCGTTACCTCTTCAAAAAAGATACCTTCACATTCCTCACACCTAATAGTATCCAACTTAGTTGGGTCTAATTGCATGTTCGGTGCCGCTGGAGCGGGGTTTTTATTGTTCATGCCAATTACTTTTCCTTTGCTCATAATTATTTGTTTTCTTCTACAGATACCTTTCTGTATTCAGTTACTAATTTTTTGATTTCTCCAATCGCCTTTCTAGCTCTACTTTTAGATGCCTTAGTTGTACCATTGTGTTCTGCTTCGAATTCTGTATATAATTCTTTAATTGATTCGAAAATTTCATTTGAATTTGCCATAACTTTACTTTGTTTTTATTTAATTTACTTATTGTTTATACAAATATACGAATTGTTTTCCGTATATCCTAATTTATTAACCTTTAATATCGATTAGAATTTCTAATAACATTGCCATTATATTGATTTCCTTATCAACTACTGCTGAATCTTTGTACTGTGCATCTGCAATCTTTAGGATTGTATTACCTAATTTACCATTTGCGTAGTTATCCACTTCATCATACATAAATCTGTAGAATGGGGTGAAATCTCTTACCTTAGAATCAGCAATAATCTGCCTCACTTTAGTAAATGAATCCTTAACACCACCATCCGATTTTAATATAGCGAGCACCTCTTCCATATAGTTAGCCTGAATTGTTGATGTTTTATCAATTTTCAATTCATTACCCACAACCTGTCGTTGTGCTGCGTTTAACACTCTACGAATATCAGGATACCCACTATTCACTAATACTGCTAAGTCGGTCATTTCATACTTCACCTCTTCAGTATCTAAGATTTGCTTCAATCTCATAGCTACATCCTTTTTAGATGGTGGTGTAATTCCAAATGTCTGACATCTACTTTGAATCGGGTCGATTATCTTCTCTACATAATTACAAGTCAAAATGAATCTTGTAGTTCGGGAGAATGTTTCCATCAAATTCCTAAGTGCTGCTTGAGCATTTGGTGTTAAGTAATCAGCCTCATCTAATATTACGATTTTCCAATCTTTAAATCCCATTGATGATGCGAATCCACGAATCTTATCACGAACTGCATCAACTGAATTCTCATCAGATGCGTTGATATACATTAAATCACAATCAATTTGATTAGTAATGATTTTAGCTAATGTCGTTTTACCTGTCCCAGCTTGTCCATATAGTAACAAATGTGGTACATCGTTATTCTCTATATAAATCTTTACCTTTTCAATGATGTGTTCATTACCAACGTAACCTTCCATTGAATCGGGTCTGTATGCCTCCACCCATAATGAGTGTTTTTCTTCTTTATTTACCATTTATGTATTATTTTCTTTTTAAATATATTATCTTCCGATTTCTTTTAAGTAGGTCTTTTTCATTTCTTCCCAACTCATTCCAATTGCCTCTAAATAAAATAAATGCTCTGGCTTTAACCTACCCTCTGAGTGTAATTTAGTATAACGTTTGATAGCTTTCTTCTTCCACCAATTGTTAATATAAGGAATTCCATCAACAAACTTCTTCTTCATTACCAATTCAGATTCTTCAATCTCATCACGTAAAAATGCCTGCCCATTATCGTACATCATTGCAAGATATACACCACGTTTGAATCCATGATGGTATGCTGATTGTTTGATACCACATTCTTTGAAAATCTTCCCAAGAATCTTTTGTTTGATACCACTCACAGGACCACTAGCTCCTTCACCAGCCCCCATATTAGCACCATTACGAATTCGTTCGTTAGTGATTGCAGTTTTGTACCATTCTGCTTCATTTTCCTTCAACCATTGATGCCACGGGTCATAAAACTTATCATCAGGTTTCAGAGAAATCTTTCCTGCTGATTCACCTAATGTTTTAAAGTGAGGTATTCCATTGTATTGAGAATGAATCCCATATAATGAAGTTGTACCTACACCTATCAAAGTTTGACCGTATTTCTTTTTCCAAAATTCCCTTACTTCAGGAACTGTAGTCATCATAGCAACGAGTTTCCCACCTAAAAAGTTGTAACCCAATGGTTGTGTACAGACAATTGTTGATGCAATTGTAGTATGGTTTAATTTCCCCTTCTTAAACTTATCGTCCTTAGTCCAACCAATGTAGTTATCTCTAACTGCCATTGATGTTACATCAGATGCTAATGATATTTGTCCTAAGAGTTTACCACTCTTTTTATCTTTAACATTGATTTTAACATTACGACCAGGATTAGCAGTAAAATCCATCGAATGAATCATACGCCTAGCATATGTCCATTTAGTGGCATCTTTAGGGTCATCAAGGATTTCAACATATGGTTCTAACTCTTCAATTTCTTTAATAGTTTGTTCCAAATTGTTAATATCAGCAGGAGCCCATTGAGTATCATACATTGCTGCGATTTGAGATTTATCCCGAATCATTTTTACATCTTGTAATTCTACCCACTTCTTATATAAAACTTGCTCTTGCACAGTCATTGTTGCGAGATAATCCATATTCTCTATCAACTCACGCTTCTGTGTTTCGAAGTCAAACTTCGGCTTTGCTGGCTCTGTATCCCAAAAACTCATACTTATTTATTTATTTATTGATTATTATTTAAAATATATTAGGAGAGGTATTGCCTACTCGATTATCCCTATTGTAACACTGCGTATATATAGTAGTCCGAGTGTTCCTTTTATATTTATAACACCTTCTACTTAATTTCCACTAAATAATAGTTCGAAACTAAACCATCTCTTTCGAATTTAACATGTGCTAATCCAGCTGATGCTATTTTCAACGTTGCTGATTTAGAACCTTTGTTAGCGTTTAATATCTCCTTTAGATACTTTGCCGAAAATGAAATTGGTTTGATATCCTTCTCACATTTACATTCCACATTCATAGAAATTCTATTTGTGTTAATAGTTGAGTAACCTAATACAACTTCACCCTTTCCACCTTTACAAGTAAATGTAAATGTATCCGATTCGTTAAGTGCTCCTTTAGATTTAATAAATCTACTCGTAAACTCATCATCTAATGTAATTTCAGAATCAAATGGTGGTACTTGCTTTAAATCCGGTACTACTGGTATTACTGATAAATCAGCCAACATATAGTTTACCGATGTCCCTTTATCTGAGAATGTAAGATGTGATTGATGAGCTGCAACTTCTAAGTTGGATTCAACTACACCTAATAACGCCTTCATCTGAGATGTTGTATAGATACCGAATTCACCATTTGGAAAATCCTTCTCTGCCGATTCTACTGTACCCAATAGCGTTTTATCATCTGATATAAAACTTACCTTCAATGAATCATCAGTTGATTCAATTTTTACTGATTCTACTTCGCCACCTAAATTGTAACGATTGATGAACTGTTCAATACTTGCTTTTTTCATGCTTTAAAATTATTATTTATTATTGTTTAACAAATATACGAATTCTTTTCCGTATATCCTAATTTATTTACTGTTTTTTTCAGGTCTCTTATTAAAATGAAAAGAATTGTCCGATTTTCTCTAAGTTTGGATTTGGGTTCTCCCAATCCATGGCGGCGTAGAAATCATCTAACTTATTCTTTAATTCACGTTCCCATAACTTATCATAGTCGATGTATTGTTCTACCAAATCTAATATCTCTTTCGGGTCATTATATCCAGTCATACCTACAGTTTCCAATCCTAATGGATTATTCTTCAAATACACATACTTTATCTTATCACCATCTTTCATTGGTTCATATTTAAATGCTGCCTTATAATACTTCAATAACTGATTGTAAGTAAGTGCTGCTTTAACATGCGCTGGTGTACCTTTCATAAACTCACCTAATACTTGCGTTTTAGTAGAATACTTACTCATACCCTTTACTGCTGAATTCTTAGCAATATCGATGTAATTTCGATTCGGCATATCATCCTTATAATCTAAAATCTTCTGGTCCAATAACATCTTATCTTCATCCTTTAGAATATCCCATAATACAGTTGACATCACCTCTTTAAAGTATGTTGGAAATGAACTACGTTTTACATCTAGCCCCTTTACATCCAACTTATCACAATCTACGGAGTTATCATTGATAATCCATTGTGCGTATCGTTTCTTTGATACCCAAAAACCACCTTTTGCGATAGTCTCTTGCTTTATATCGAATCGATGATTAGTTACATTGAATAACTTCTTTGACATCATGTCATACGTTCCATTGATGTGAGCCTCAACCTCTTGTGCTACTTGCAATATAGCAGGTATCATTTGTGCATCATCATTCTCATCAATTTCAGGGTTTCTAGCTTTCACTAATGGAGCTGCCTGATAAAATACAGAATCCGTATCTGTATATACATTGTAATCAGCCTCTTTACCAATATGCTTAACATAATAACTGTTAGCTATCATCTCAGTAGTTTTAATTACAGTCTGACCTGTAAGTGTAACTGCTTCTGCGTTATCCACATCATAGAATCTAAAGGCTGGTAGCCCTAATACACCATAAAGTGAATTTAACATAATTTTCTGAACTAACTGTCTTTGATGATAGAATTTATATAAATCATCATTTCCAGCCTTTCCATGCTTTTTCATTTCATCTTTATACTGAACCCTCTTATCAAACCATACATTAAGAATCTCAGGTATTACACCTACTTTTTCTAAAGAGTATAAAACACCATTAGATGCTATCGATACATTCATCTTCTTAGTGAAATCCTCAAACTTACCTTTATCCATAGTAGGATATTCATTACCATCATCATCTACAATGATATATTCATCAATTTTAGATTTCATATGGTCCTCTGCTGTATAACCTTTAACCTTACCAATCTTCGTTTCGGGTGAAATGTTAATTGTCATAATAATAGATGGATATAGTGATGTTAAATCTAAATCATATACCCACTTATAAAGACCTGGTTTAGGTTCTTTTACATATGCTCCGGTAAACTTACCTTCTGCATCTGAGCCATCGGAGTTTTTATTTCTTCTTAAAGGTCTATCTGGAGCTACACGCCCACTTCTTCGTAGGAATGTTAATATTGCCCCCTCTAACCACTTTGATGAGAATATGAAATCCTCATAGAATACGTGACCTGCATGACAGATTGCTCTGGCTAATTCAATGAATTGTAATTTCTTATCCATATCAACTACCAATTCAACATCCACTAAGTTATACTCAATGAACTTTTCAATATCATCTCTGAATAGTTGGTCTAAGTTCCCCTCATACTCAATCTTACCTCTACCCAATTCCATTCTAGCGATAGTATCTAATCGATAATTTGGATATTCAGTATATGTAAAGTTTTTGAATAGAGCGATGTAATCTAATGCAGATACACCAGCTATGATATAACGCTGTCTGTATTTATTCCAATGAACTTTTTGAATTGGTGAGAGTCTATCTGCGTTCTTCTTACCAACCATTCGCTTCATTCGGTTGTACATATAAGTTACATCAAAGAAATCAATATTCCATCCTGTAATAATAGTAGGTGCAATCTCTTCCCATTTGTTTAAGAATGCCATTAACATATCTTCTTCATTTTCAAACGAACGAACCATAGCACCTTTGATAGTTTTGTTTATCTCTTCACCTGGGGTGATAACATATACATAATAATCATTTGTTGCTGAATCATGGAATGCTACTGAAGTCATTGCGTTTTTAGCTTCTGATATATCCGGTAGACCTGAATTCATTTCTACCTCAATATCAAATGTTAATACGATGTTACCTTCTGATACTTCATCCGAATCACCATACTCATCAATTAGGAAACGAGTTACCTCATTTACATCAGATTCATATAATTTCAGATTATCTTCTCTATTCCAATAATTGATTTTCTTTAAACGCTCACCATAAATTGATTGATGTGAGCCATTCCCATCCTCAATATACGCATAATTTCGGTGCTTCTTTGTGAAGTACCCCTTCTTGTCATCCCAGCAATGTAGGATGCCTCCTTCTTTTTCCCAATATACATTTTGATACATAACTTAATTTTATTTTAACAAATATACAACTTTTTATGGAGATTACCAAGCATTTCCCCTTCATTTTTTGAAAGTTCTTTTGCTCTCTCTATAGCAAGTGTGTCTTTTTCCTTTCTTACTTCATCATTATCCAACAATGTATCTAACATCGAAAAGAAATCCTTTTTGAATTTAAAGAACATCCCATTCGGGTCTATTTCGTGATAACACTCTGAATCGTGCCATATCATTGGTGTACCATTCATCATACAGTCAGTACCACTTACAGACCAACCGTAGTTAGTTTGCTTCATCTGAACACCTACCTTACAATTTTGTAATCTAGCATAGTATTCGTGCTTTGGTACTTTTGAATTATCAATCCAACTATGTGGTGGTGTACCATTCAACTGAGGAATCCATACTTTGAAATCCTGTCGTTTAGTTCTATACTCTTCCATTAGTTCTATAAACTTAGGATATCCTTTATATGCTGCTGCTCTGTGATTAAATACAATAACATTTTCTTTAGTATCTTTAATAGTATCCACAATCTTTTCAGATTGTACACCTAAATTCCATACATTAAGAATATTATCTAATTTATCAACGAACTCATCATTGAAGGTTTCCTTTGCTTCTGCTAATACCCTATTCTTTTGGTCTTGTGTATTTAAATAACAAGTATCCATCTGAGATACACCTAATAATTCAATTGGTAACCATAACCACTTTGCTTTACCGGGTCTACGGTCAATTCCATTAGATGATTTCATTTCCCACCAATGACAATATCCTATTATCTTAGTATCGATTGAATTCTTATACCTACCAACTTGCGGCCAATCTGGTAAATGTGAATATATTACATCATAATCAACATCCCTTAATATAGCGATTAACTTATCAGGTGGATATGCCCTCTGATTCATCATATCACCGGGAATGTCAGCCTGATGTTGTTTTACATTTGGTAAGTTAAGTTTCTTACTTACTTTACCAGTCGGCATTACGATGTGCCAAAAGTATTCACCATATTTATCTAACCCTTTGATGTGGTTATGTATTACATCTACAAAAGAGTCTTTCTCTATGTTTGAGGAGTTAGTGATATTTGGTATCACTAACACTTTCCTCGCTTTACTATAATCTATACTTTCCCAAAATTCCATCATAATATTACTTTTTCACGTTTGTAAGTCATTTCTATTATTTCGTAAGTGTATCCCTTTGATGTTAACCAATAATCCAATCTCTCTCTTAATTTCATCTCTTCATCTACCCATAACTCTTCAGCTGCAATAAATGATGAATGATAAACGTAATAAGCAAGGTGTTTTCTACCCTGCTTATCATCTTGCATTTTCTCACATGCTCTATCCCAACGAAGTGAAGATGATGATTGGGATATAGCTAAAGTTTTATCGGTTGTACTTTCGGTTACAGCTTTAGTAAGAACTCCCTTATCTGCTTCTTGATAATCAATCAATACTACATTCTGAAGAGTTTCATACAAATATGATTTTTTAAGTTCTTCAGCTTTTTTAAAGATATCTCTTCTTTCAGCTGAATCTTTACCAGAATCTTTTAGAATACCAATATTCATATCTGAATCTATTTCCAGTCGATTTCTTAACCAAAATCCGAATATCGTTTTTGCTAAAGTTTCTTTACTATTTGGTTCTTTTCTAATTTCTTTATCTTTATTAAGCCCAGTCGCAATCAACTCAATCTCACTAGTCGATAAATCAGCATGTATCTCTTTAGGTATTCTGATTACTTTTATTGTAAGTGAGCCACAACTATGAGCGGCTTTTAATGTATGTGCTCCATCAATTCTTAAATCAGTTTCTCTATATAGTTTTTTATTTAATCTATCTTCTAATATAACAATTGGATTACAATTTTTAGTACTACCACTAACTTCGTTGATTTTAGATTTTATATATTTAAGTAAACTAGGAACATACTCCCCCAATCTAACTTGCCAAGTTGATATTTTCACCAAATTAGATACACTTTCAGTTGTAATGGGATATACACCATTCTCTATATTAGATACAATCTCTTTAACTAATGAAGGTCTCATTTTTTCTTTGTGATATGAACCATACATCTGATTCCAAAATTCGGGAGACCGAACAGCGTCATGCTTATCTATTTCATCAGATTCTTTGTTTTTCATAGTAGAATACTCACCATATTCTAATATTTTATATTGAATACGCTTTTCATCACCTTGAAGAATTGCTTTTCCTTCCAAATGCTTCATAGAAGTCCAATATAATTTATCATTAAGTTTGTGTACCCCTAAGTACATACTACCAGATATCAAATCTTTAATATAATAAAGATATGCCTCATATGCCATTGGCTGATTTCCTAAATCAACTTCTTTCATTGATGGTATCTTATAAAAATCAGATTCAGATAACCTAAACTGATTTTTAATACCATTACCACTACTTACTACTAATTCTGCCATAATTTTTATTATTTATTTATTTATTTATTTATTATAGGACTCAACTCTGTCCCTTTCTTATTACATAATAAAGATACGAATAATATATTGAAATTCCTAGCCTTTTATGATTTATTTTAAAAAGTTATTAACAATTTAATGTTTACAGTAGATTGTTTACTGTAAACTCACTACCAAAAGTTTATTGCGTTCGATTCCTCAGGCGCATAAGTGGTATGTGTTACAACTTCGGTGTTGTATTCAGATGCATCCTTCGGATACGGTCTGATTGGGTGTTTTAAACTACCCATTAAATGTTTCTTTTCTTTTTTACTTTGAGGTAACAACTGAATGTACCTATGCTTTGGTGGTTCTTCACGTCTCCAAAATTCAGTATGTCCTTCTTTACCGATTTCTTTACGAAGATGCTCTAAGTTACCACTACCCCATAATGAATATACAGTTCTACTATGAATCCAATTGTATGGGTCTTTGGTTAAAGATATACCCCAATTCGGCATAAGTGCTATATCAGTATTTAATCCCTGATACACCCAATTGGTTGCTTTGTAAATTCCACCAACATGCCCTTCACCGTTATTTGCATAACTAAGTAAACATTTGATGTTTTTATCGTTTTCTTTTAACCACTTAAATGTTTGTGACATTGCAAAAGATTCTATATTAGAACCATACCCGTCATCTATATATAAACGAGTAAGTTCTAATACATTGTCTTTTGTTAATTCTTCAGATATTGAAGTTGCTGCTCTAGCCCCAACTGGGAAACCATATACTGCAACACCGATTAACTTATCTTCACCAAATTGAAATGAACTATCATCTGCTTTGTAGTAAACACCTAATGCGTATCTACAAGCAGTCCAAGCATGCGTATAATGCTTTTTGATAATCATATCTTTGGCAATAGATTTTGCTATTGGCGCTATATGTACCTTAGATACATCACAGTAATCCTTTCCCTCTTCTTTCATAACTGATTATTGATAATTGTTAAATTCCCCAAACAACAAGTGTTTCCAAGTCTCACCTTTCACTATCCTACGGATATTAGCTGACGATACTCCATTATTCCTCGCCAAAACCTTTATGTTTCGATGTCCTATTTTATATAGGGTTCTAATAGATTTCACTTGCTCTTCGGTAAGTTTATGTGCTGGGTGTGATTCTCCTCTTAATGCCATTGTTCTTCGTAACTTTTTATTATTGTAAATATACAAAACTTTTTTGGATTTTCCTAATTTATTTTGCTGCATTTATATAAGTAGATGCTTGCTGCACTCCTATGAACCGGTGTACTACCACACCATCATTTATTAATATCACAGTTGGTATATTTTTAACATTATATTGTGTAGCTACATCCGGTTGGGAATCTACATCGATTTTTTGAACAGTAACCGATTGTCCTACTTGAGCCATAATCGGGCTTAGTGTTTTACATGGGCCACACCATTCGGCCGAAAAGTATAAATATTTCATATTATTGTTGTTTTAAATGTTATTAAAAATGAAATGGGGGTAGCGAACCCCCCATCTCTCCGTTACGAATAACGGTCCTAAAGGTGGTCGTTAGACCACATTATCGTTACCCATCACAGGATAAACAATCCGGGTCCATTGCTCTTTCAGCAATATCACCTCTTAATACTGATTCAGTTCGTGTATAGTAAAGTGTTTTTACACCTTGCTTCCACGCCTCCATATGTACAGTATTCATCCATTTTGGTGTTGCTACTGATGGGAATGCCAAATTAAGCGATACCGATTGGTCTATATACTGCTGTCTAATTCCAGCCTGTCTAACTAATTCCAGCTGATTGATTTCTTTGAATGTTTTAAATACATCCTTAATTTCATCAGTTACAGATAATTCTTTAACATCATCTCTACTAATAATCTTACCATCACAGAAAACCCAATTATCCAATTCAGTTAATCCTTGAACACTACCTTCATCTGCAAGAATCGTATCCCAAGTATCTTTATTATTCATACCAATCTTACGAAGAACTTTTTCTAATTCTTTGTTTTTTCTGATGAACGTTCCTTTTGATGTTTGTTCGGTGAATACATTTGCAGCCCAAGGTTCAATACCCGGAGAAACATTACCACTCAGTTTAGAATTAGATACAGTTGGAGCGATTGCTCTTAAATGAGTATTTCTCATTGATTGACCAACACACCATAATGGTTCACCCATTTCCTCTGCCATATCTCTACTCGCTCTTTCAGATTCGATTTTCATTTGAGAAAATATCTTACGAGTTTCAAATTGAGAAGTTAATGAATCAAACGGAATACCTCTTTGTTGTAAGTAAGTATGCCACCCTAATACACCTAATCCTAATGCTCTACCTTTTTGTGCTGAACGTACAGAGTTTTCAAATCCTCTCATATTCTTAGCCTTTTGTATAAATTCCTCAAGTACACCATCTAAAAACCATGTAGCGGTATATACTAAATCAGTATCTTTCCACTCATCATATTTAGATAAGTTTAGTGATGATAAACAGCAAACAAATGAGTGATTTTCATCTGTATGTAAAGTAATTTCAGAACAAATGTTCGTCATATGTACTTTTAATCCATTTTTCTTATATGCTTCTGGGTTTTGTTTATTAACATTACCTTTATACATAATATAAGGTTCACCTGTTGCTTTACGCTTTGCGATTACCTTACCCCACTTTCTACGAGCCTCTTCATCGCCATCTTCTAACTTTCTCATAAACTTATCACCAACAACTACACATTGGTGTAGATTTAAACACTGTCGGTTCACATCACCCTTTGGTTCACGGATATCAATCCATTCATCAAAATCAGAATGCTCTATGTTTAAGTTTACAGATGCTGCACCACGTCTTACAGAACCTTGATTGGTTGCTATAACAGTAGAGTCGTATATCTTACAAAATGGAACTACACCATCGGATGTACCATTCTGTGTAATTTTAGCTCCGGCTGGTCTGATTTGATTAATACCAATACCAACACCACCTCCATGTTTAGCTAACAACATCATTTCTAAATTCTTAGTTCCAATATCTTGTATTGAATCTGCTACATCTACACCGAAGCAACTAATAGGTAATCCCCTATCAGTACCAGTATTTGATAATACAGGTGATGCTAAGTTCAACCAACCCTTCCAAACGTAATCAAAAAACTTAGATGCCATCTGTGGTTTATTTAATCTACGTGCTACTGTGGTACAAACTCGCCAATACGCATCCTTTGGTGTTTCTCCCGCTAAGAGATACCCATTACTGATGGTTTTGACGTATATTTCTGTGTTTGCCCATTCTGGGAAATCTACACCGAGCTCCCATCCTAAATCTTCTGCTAAATTCTTCATGCTTTTATAAATACCCCATTTGTTGTTACTCCCTTACGGTCCTTTATCTCATCCCATGCAGCAGTCAAACATTCTTCCGGTGTAAACCCACATTGTTTTGCTAAAATGATTAGAGTTACAAATGAATCCCCAATACCATCTTTTAATTCATGCTGGTCGTTCTTCGCAAGAGCTCCGGCGGTCTCACCAACCTCTTCCATCACTTTTAACATCTGCTTAGTTGCGTTCTCTGGTTTAAGAATTGATTTATCATCAGCCCATTCGAGTACATTATCAATTAATACATTAAATTTCATAACTGTTTGTTTTTTTATATTATTATTATTATTACTATTACTTACCACATATCACTAAAATCATCGCCTTCGTTAGGTTTACTATAATCAGTAGGTCTAACTGCGAAGAAATCGGTATGTGTTGCCCCACCTGTAAGATGGTAAAACCAATCCAATTCATCGGCTTTCTTTTCATCGTATTCGAATATACCACCATATCCAAGTTCTTTTAATTTCTCATTACCTCTTTTTGAGATGAAATGCTTTAAATCATCCTTCTTTAGGTTTTCTAAATCACCCATTTCAAATATCTTATCAATAAACTCATGTTCCATTCCTATCATTAATCGGGCAGCCTCTTCTATTGATGATTTGGAAGCCTCTTTTAATTCAGGGTATTCTGAACACAGTTGATTGAATAACTGACATCCCATTTTACTATGTAATGATTCATCCCTTACAGACCATTTCATTTGCTGTCCAATACCTTTTAATAAATTTCTCATTTGGAAACTATATAAAACTGCAAATGAACTATATAAACTCACACCTTCTGCGAATGCTGAGAATATTGCTAATGAACGGGCTACATCCTCTCTAGCCTCACTACTCTTTGCTAAATCCTTATAAGTGTATTTACCACCAGTACCCATTAGGTATTCGAATTTGTTAGCCATAGTCGGTTCATGTAGGAATCCATCAAAATCATCTAATCCCAATGATTCATTAAGGTAAGAGTATGCAGTTGCATGTATCGTTTCCTGCGAACCAAACATTATAGCCATCTGCTTAATTTCCCACTTTGGAAACCAATCAGTTACCATTGTAGTCCAATAATCAGAAACAGCACATTCCGTTTGTGCAAATCCCAATAGGATATTCCCTACTAAATTCTTCTCAGATTCACTAAGATTCTCGTTCCAATCCTTTATATCACCCTGCATTGCGATTTCAGTATGTAACCAAAACGCTTGTGCTTGCTTTAACCAACCTTCAGTATAATACTCAGGGTATTCGAATGGTTTATATGCTACTCTTTCTTTAAATATTGACATAGATTTCTTTTTATTTTTAGTGTAATTTATTTATTGGGTGATTATAAGTATGGATTAAAAATCAATATCATTATTCAATTCATTGTATTTTTGTAACAAATTCTTTCGTACCATACTCTCCCCTTTGTTCATCTCCGTTTTGGTATTTTGACCATCAATGGAATCATCTGAATAAATACTCATCCTACCGTTACTCATATTTGCTTTAGAAGGTAGAGTCATTCCATCCGGTCCGAATCTATTTTTAATAACGTGCCATCGACCCGTTCCTGCTAATTTATCTTCGATTTTTCTACTCAATGAAACTACGAAATCAGCGGTCATTAACTTAGAGAATGAACCTGCGATTGATGTACCTGTAATAACATCTTGGTCTGCTCCACTTCTATTAATCTGTGATGCTGTATATAACGGACATTCATATTCACCAGCAATTCCTCTTAAACCTTCCACCAATTCCTCTAACTCTTCATGTCGTTCCTTTCTACTATTCCCTTTCAGTAAATCAGCGTAATCACAAATTATTACATCAGGTTTCTTACCTTGTAGTATTAGTTTATCCAAACTAGCCCTCATTGCGTTCAATCCTGCCGATTTAGTTGGCCAATATTTTACTATCAACTCACCTTCTAAATTAGCAACCTGTCGTTCAACATCTTCAATGTTAAATTTAAGGTTTTGTACTGCAGTACCTGTTAGTATTGCATCATACCTCTGACCTACATACCCTTCATTTAACTCCAATGTATAATGAACTACAGTTTTACCAGCTTTTACAGCGGCCATTCCAACATTAATTAATGCCCACGATTTACCAATACCCGGAGGTGCAGCAAATAGTATAAGTTCACCTTTTCCAAACCCACCATCAACTAATTCATCAACAACATCCCATCCAGTCGGAATTACATTTCTGATATTCTCCTCATAACGGGCTTTTACATCAGCCTTATACTCATGACCGATATCAGTATCCTGCCCCTGCTTCATAGCGTTATCAATCTTCTCTTTGATAACATCAAATTTACCTTCTTCAAGTAATTGAACAGATTCTAAAATAACACCCTTAAAGTTTTGATTTTTACAAAACTCTAACGTTTGCTCTTTAACGTAATCCAAATCATCGGATTCAATTTGCTTCCAAACTTGCTTTAAGTTGTCTAAAACCGATTGTTTTAATACATCCCTCTGTACCTTATCTATCTCAACTTTAAACACATCTAAGGTTGGTAGTTCATTATATTCATCAAAATGTTTTAGTATAGTCTTTACCAACCACTCATTTGCATCCGAGTCGAATGCATCTGGTGATAATATATCATATACCGTTTGAAGGAATACCCTGTCAGATAGTAGCGCTGAGATTATTTTGATTTGAAAGCTCGTTCCAAATTTATTTCCGAATTTATCCATAGGATGTAAATATACAAATTTTATTTTAAACTAACAAGCTATTTCTTAGTTTGTTTTGAATAGGTGTCTAATTCAGTCCAAGTATTAGCTAACCACACCTCAATATTCTTAAAGGCTGTATATAGTTTGTCAACCATAAAGTCTTTTTTGAACTGAAATGAGTTTAACCCTTCTATTGGCGAATCTATCATACTACGAACAGTTGATGTTATTGCTGAACTCAACATATCAGGTTCTTCTAACTGCATTAAGTCATAGTTCAATGTTAATACATCTTTACTATCCATTATCTTTGCCTTTAGCTTTTCATCATCTAACTTTAACACATTTTCAAACAATTTATCCATACTCATATTATCTTCTTGTAAGAATGGTAATTTGTTAATAATGGTTTTAGGTCCTACCCCTTTAACACCGGGGATATTATCTGATTTATCTCCATCGAATATTCTGAAATACACTAAGTTCTTTGATGGAACTCCATATAAATCTAAAACATCATCAGGATGCATCCATTTCTTTTTGGTTGGTTGATACACAGAGATTCTATCATCAACTAATTGTAAGAAATCCTTATCAGATGAGATTATCATAACTTCCTTTTTGAATACATGCCTCGCAGCATATGCCATAATATCATCAGCTTCAACATAATCTACAAAACACACATCAAGTGGAAGTAAATCTAAGTACCTCATCAACGTATTGAATTGGTTCTTCATAGATTCTTTCTGGTCCTCTAAATCTTCGTATCCAGCTAATCTGTTTACTTTAGTCATCCCAGTTCTACCTTCCTTATAACCTTTATACATTTTCTTTCTACGAGTTGAACCACCCTTTCCATCAAATACCATAAAAACTCTAGTAGGTTTATTATTTCGGATAAGAGCGCCGAGGGATAACAGAAAACCTGTTACCCCGCCGACGTGATTCCCATCGTCATTTAATGTCGGAACTGCTCCAAAACATCTGATAAACATATTAAGACCATCAACAATCATTACTTTATCATTAACATCGCCATGCTTTGTCTCTGATAGATTGCTGAATATTTCTTTATATTTCGTGTCCATCATCTAATTGAGTTGTATCTGTGTTTGCGTTTCGGGATGCTTCTTTGTACCCCAAAATGTATGCATCACAGATTTGTTTATATATTTCCTCTTTAATTGCTGGATTCTCATCCAATTTCTTTTCGAAATCCTTTGCTTGAAATTTAATAATCTCACCAGTATCTTTAGAAGTCCATGTGTACCATGCACCACCTTGTTCTAGTAACTTATATGTTTTCATAGTGTTAAGCCATGAAGCATATCTATCAATTCCCCTATCAAAGTATATTTCAAAATCTATTGAACGTAATGGTGGGCCCATTCGGTTTTTAATAACCTGAACTCTTGTCTTAATTCCAACTGCCTGTTCAACTCCACCAATTTTAGCGTTAAGTTTACCCATCTGTTTCATTCTCAATCTACAAGATGCGTGAAACCCTAATGCTTTACCACCTGAGGTTGTGTATGGGTCTCCAAAGGATACACCCAACCTAACTCTCAGTTGATTTGTAAATACCACTAAGATTCTCTCTCTTCCAATAAGGTTAGTAATCTTTCTCATTGCTTTTGAAATGATTATAGCCTTTTGGGTTGCGTAACCCGCTTGGTCATAATCAGCTGCAAGTTCCACTTTAGTGGTTGCTGCAGCGACTGAATCAACTACAATTGTTACTAATCTTTTCTTATCTGATTTTCTTACTGATTCAATAATAGAATCCATAGCTGCAAATATATCTTCCACCGTTTCCATAGGTACATAAAGTAACTTGGCGGTATCAATACCTAATGCTTCTAAAAACTCTTGATTGATTGCGTTCTCTGTATCAATGTACACTGCTAACCCACCCTTCTTCTGGCAGTTTGCTAATGTATGTGCTGATAGTAGAGATTTTCCACTTGCTTCTAAACCCGTAACTTCAACTATTCGTCCGACAGGAAATCCACCGTTAGGTCGATTCGATATTGCTAAGTCTAGCATATCATCCCCAGTAGACACCCACTCCGTTAAGTCGGTGGGTGTCTGTTCTGAGCCATCTAAGAAATAAGCAGCCTGTGCTTGTCCTTTGAACTTTTTATTAAGATTATCGGCGAGAAGTGAGGATAATTCATCACGATTCGTTGCCATATATCTTAATTTTTAGTTGTTAAATAAATCATCAAATGCGTCCTTTACATCAGCAGTCTTACCAGAAGGTACAGATGCTTTAGGTGCGTTTGTGTTGTTTGAAGTTGATTGTGGTTGTTGAGCCGGAGTAGATTCAGCTTCTGCTGTATCACCTACTTGCCCAGTTTCCATCCAAGTTTCCAATAAACCTTTCATCTCATCATAATCATATTTTTTGAACATTGAAGGTAACTCAATTTGGTCTTTCAACATTGTTAAAATATTCTTATCTTCTGAGATAGATGTTTGATTTGGTTTTACTCTGATGTAAGTTTCTGGGTAGTTTTTCCCTAACTCTTTTGCTGTTTTGAATTCTACGGTGATATCTCTCCCACTCATTGGGTCAGTTAAATCTCCATAATCAGGATCTGCGAAGAACGCAAGTAGTTCCTGATAAACTGTTTTACCGAATCCCCAAAATTTAACTCCTTCAGATTCTTCACCACGAACCAATACTGGAACGTATGTTCTCATCTTAGGTGTTAATTGTTTTGATAAATTCCAATCGTTTCTATCACCGGTTGCCTTCAATTGTTGAGCGAACTCTACTAATGGGTCAGCCTCACCATGTGTTTGAGGTGAAAGGATATTCTTACCACCAAATCCGTAGTGGAAGAACAATTCAATAAACGGGTTGGATTCGTTGTGGATGTAAGGTACTATTCTTACTTGTTGTTTACCTGGTTTCGGTTTCCAAAGGTTATCTGTTTTTGTTACCTTCGTTTGTAGACTGTCTAGTCTGTTTCTAATTGCATTTAAATCAATTGCCATAATTTACTCTGTTTTTGTTATTAATTAATTATTATTTATGTAAATATACGAAATATTTCTCAACATTCCTAATTATATTTCAGTTTTTATTTCAACACCTATTTAACCCCATGTGTTGATATGGTTACAAATATACGAAATATTATTTAATATTCCTAATTATATTTAGTTTTTATTTCAACGCCTATTTAACCCCATGCGTTGATATGGTTACAAATATACGAAAAGAATTTGAATTAACCAAGCCTTTTCGTATATATTTTGTAATTTCTTTATTTAGTAAGCGAATGCACCTTTGTGCTTTTTAGCCATTTTTAAAGCGGCTTTAATTGCAGTTGCTTCATCTTTGATATCACTAAATCCAAAGTCGAATTCGTTAGCCCAGATTTTCATACCTTTCTTAGCCTTTAATGTTACAACCCAGTAACCATCCATATCTTCTTCAACATCTAATTTGTTTTTTCCACCAGGAACACTAAATGATGTGATAACTGATACACTACCGTTCTTTCTAGTAGTATGCTCAATTTCCTTATCTAGGATATTTTCTAAACCTTTCATTAGGAAATTGTTTTTACCGGGAGTCATTCCCATCCCTTCACTAAGGTTTTCAGTTAATGCGTTAGTTAACTCCAATTGTAAATCTTCTACTGCTACATCATAATCATCTTGGTCTGCATCACCTTGTTCTAAATCGAAATCTAAAAGTTCAAGTGATTTATACTCTTCCATAATATCTTTATAATCTTTTTTAGATATTTTTGATTTCATCTTCTTAATGAATTTTTCAAACTCTTTTGGTGTCTCAAGTCGTTTGATATCTCTATCGTGATTACCTGATTCATTTAAGCTTTTGAAGGATTTAATTTGCTCCATCATTAACTTTCTATTTTCTTCTAAATTTGCCATAGTATGCCTCTGTTGTTATTACTGTGTAAATATACAACATTTAATTGTATATTCCTAATTATATTCTTATTTTTCTTTTAATAAATATTAAGTTGTTTTAATTAACATCAACTATACTGAATAATTTAGTAGTTACTACCTTATATCCATCGCCATCTGTAAGTACCATTGAGTTTTTATACTCACTCCAATCAACTTGATATTGATTATCCACAACACCCCCATTTAAATCTAATATCAATCGATTCAATGCGTTAATAGTGTAGATAGTATTACTTTCCTTCTTACGATGTACCATTATTGTATTTGGTACAAAGCTTGCGTTTCGGTCTGGTACGATGTTATAACTTATTACCAATTCTTTAGTTGGGTTAAGTTTTAATATAAATATCTTTCTACTGAATACCTCATGTCGTTTCAAAATGTTTGCTAACATCTCTTCGAATGTGGGTTCAGTTGTAAATGTACATAATAATTGTGTTCTCACTCATCTCTCCGATATTATAATATATTTTTCCTAATATAGTTCATATTTACAACTTTTGAACCTTCAATTACAAATGTAGTTGAAGTTTTACTATTAGTTCTAAATGTTACCATATTGTACATAGGTGATTGTGTTTTTTTATTCAAATGACTTAACATAAGAGTTGAAACCGCCATATACCCATCAGCTTGTGCTGCTGAGTTAACTATAAGTACATTTTCAGGCATATCACTAAATGCTGATATACGTTCTTCTACGAATTCCTTTCCTGTTTTTAAGAATGTCCACGCAGTACCACCACCATTTGGCTTTAACCCATATACTTTTACTAATGGTAATGATGTTCGTCCGAAGTACATTTCCTTTTCTAATGTCAGCATATCTTTAAATAATTGGTCCACTTCCTTTTGTTGACCACTAGCACCCGATAATATCCTCTCAATAGAATCGTATGCTTTGGCGTTTGCCATTAACTTTCTAACTATATCAGCTGATGGTTTGGATGCCTTTGGGATTACGGTGTTACCTACTGATTTTAACCCAGGCTTTTTCGTTTTCTTTAATACTAATAGAAATTTATTTGAGGTGTATGTGTATAGTTTACCAAATGCATCTGCGTCTTGTGCAATTGCTTCAACTTTATCTTCTATTGAGATTTTTCCCTTTTTTTCTAATATCAAGGATTCATCTAAATACTTCTTATCTACTGATAGATTCATTATGAAATCATCGGTTTTCTTTTCAGATTTCTTTTTAGCTGATTGTAGTGCTTTTAAATTAGCTTTAAAGAATGAACCAAACATAGTACTCATTTGAGAAATCTTATCAATGATAGCCTTTCCTACACTTTTTACAAACTTCAATCCCTTATCAAATAAATCTTTTAATCCTTCATCTAACTGAACACCTTCATGTATAAACATATTAGCTAAATCATCATTTGACATCATTCCGAACTTTTTAGCGAAATCACTTGTGATTTTTCCTAATTGAGCCTCACCTTCTGCCTGTTTTAATGATATTTGGAAAAACTTCTCACCTGATGTTAATGTACATAACCCATTACTATCGTATGAGATTTTTTCGGTTTTTAAATTCTCTATGAAACTAGCAACACTACCCTTTACAATGACACAATCAGCAGTATTCTTTTTACTACCTTCGGCTTTCGTATGTGGGTTTTTACTTTCGGCTGTATAATAATCTTCGATTCTTCCGTGAATAATACTCCAACCCTTTGTTCCTTTAATCTTACAGAATCTATCCATTCCGGCCGCAATTGCACATACTTGAATAATATTTACAATAGAGGCTTTACTCAACATAGATACTATATCATTACTGGCCCAATCCTGTCCCGTCAACGTTGATGTTACTGTATTTTTAAAGGTAGTAACTAATTTTGGAAGTGTTTCATCGGTTGCGTTATTGAAATCACTAAGGAATTTCTCTGCATTAATATAAACACCTAACAGAGCGGCAGTTTCCTTATCACCTGTATCTAATTTAAATGAGGTATTATCCTTATAATGTTTGAACATATTACCAACTGATGTACCTTTACCTTTTATATGGTAAACTTTTCCGTTAGCCCCTTTTAGATAAACCTCAATTCCAGTATCATCACCGACTTGGATTGCATCAGCAGTTGGTTTAACTTTCGTAGCCGGCATTGTCATCATCGGTGCACCATCTTCAATTCTTGCGGCAAATGATTTTTGACCACTTGAACTCCACATCACTTTGTGTCCTAATCCATAATCATCGGAATAAACACTAGCCTCACTTAATATAGCCCCTAATTCAATTAATATATTTTCTTTTAACTTATCTTTTTCATAATCAGTAAGTCCATTAAGTTTAATATCTTTAACTGCATCATCCTTATCATCAATTTCTTCATCAGGCTCTTCACCTTCGATTTCTTCAACTTCTTCATCTTCTGTAATTTCTTCATCATCAGACCAACTAGCTATTTGTGCTGAAACTGATGTTTGTGTTTTATTTACCTTAGTACCAGAATCAATATTACCTTTAGGTATAAAATTTGTAGGTGAGTTTGTAACACTCTCTACTATATAATCTATAAAGTCATCATCCAATTCTAAATCTTCCCTTAAAATTGTTTTAAGTGCTTTAATGGATGCTTCACTTTTTGGGTCTTTTAAAGCAACTCCTGCTTCAACCCACCATAACGTCATAATCTCTTTAAGAAAATTCTTCATATTATTTACCTGTTTCTTTTATATTAATCGACTTCATTTCTGAGTAACGATTACCCTTCTCTAATTTGGTAGGGAATCCATTTACTTCTATAAGTATCTTTAAATCTTTAATTAACTCAATTTCCGAAGGATGCATATCCAATAAATATGAATCATAAGTGTATAACACCATTTTTGACTTCATATCTTTCATCTTATCCATTAATTTAGAAAGTATAACCATATTTAACTCTGTTTCGGTTGACTGTAATACATAATTAAACAGTTTATTAGCGTTCATCTCATTTAGGTTACTTCTAACGAGCTTTCTCCCCATTGGAGTTCTAATATACCCATTACGTGTGAACTCAACCCACATCTTATCTATCTTATGTGAAACCTTCTTAAATAACGGAATATGTAAGTACTCATCTTGTACACCACCATATAATTGTCGGAACGTTATCGGTTTTGATTCACTATAGGAAACTCCATACATATCGGCTAATGCTTGGTGACCGGAAATATCTAATGGAATTGGCTCATCCACCATTTTACCAATGATACGAGGATGATAGGCATCATAATCAAATTGTATTAATGTACCCCCATCAAATCTACTCACAAATCTATCTCTACTACCATTCTCTTTATTAAGTGCAGCATAGTTGATACCCCCAAAGTTGTTTGAAGGTCTTGATGT